GAGCAATAATATTAGGGAGCTAATTTTTAGGAGAAACGTATGGCAGCACCAATAAAAGGAAAAGATGTCTTGATTAAACTAGATAACTCTGGTTCTTATGAAACTATCGGAGGTCTAAGATCAAGTTCAATTACATTAAATGACGAAGCAGTTGATGTTACACATAAAGATTCAGATGGATATAGAACACTTCTAGCAGGTGGTGGAGTTAATTCAATAACTATTTCTGGTAGTGGAGTTTTTACTGATTCCAGTACAGAAAATCTACTTAAAGATGCGTATTTAGCACAGCAAAATAGGGCAGTTGATGGCTCATCATCACAAACACCTGCTTTTGAAAATTTTGAGTTTTTTATACCAACATTCTTTAAGTTTAGGGGTGCTTTTCAAATAACATCACTTGAATATGCAGGTGAGTTTAATGGTGAAGGCACATATTCTATGACATTTGAATCAAGTGGTGTAATTCTAGTTACAGCATCATAATGGCTTGGCATAGAGTACAAATAGACTTAGGTGGTGAATCTGTAGACGCAATGATGTTTGCAGATGAATCACAGCTAAGAGTAGCAAACGTAATAGAAGTAGGAGATAGCATAAAAGTAAATAAAAAGACTTATAAGGTCATTTCCTCAGTTATAGACGTAAGAGATAATTTTTTAACACTGAATCTTGCAAAGGCAAGTAAACCAAAGGAGAAAAAGTCAGATGACAGTGAACAAGTTAAAGGGTGAATTTAAGCTATCAATAGCTAATAAAGAATACAAAGCCAGACTCAATATTGATGCAATTATGCGTATTGAGGAAGCAACAGGCAAAAGTGTCATACTTTTAGCACAGGAAATGGGTATGAATCAAGGTATTACTGTTTCACAAATTCTTATAGTTTTATATAACGGATTACGTGGTGGAGGTAATGATGTGTCAGAATCAGATGTCAAAAAGTTAATAGGTGAGTCCTATTTAGAATCAATAACTGCAGTCGCACAGTTATTAACAAAAACCTTAACTGGTCATTCAGAGGAAGAAACAGACGAGGGAAAGTTAGCAAAGGTGGAGTAAAGGTGGAAACTCTGCCAATCCCAAGATTTTTTCAAGTGTGTGTTGGCATGATCGGTATGTCTCCTAAAGACTTCTGGGATTTATCTTTGATAGAGGTAGTTAATTCTATTGAAGGATTCAAAGAGTTTAATAGCACAGAAACAGAAGCAGAACCACTTGACCAAAACAGATTACAAGAACTTATGGAGTTATACCCAGACTAATGGCTAAGACAGTTGATGAACTGCTGATTAAAATAAAAGCAGATACCAAAGAACTTGAAAAGAAGCTTAAGAATATAAAAGGTGAGCTTGATACTACTGGAAAGACTGGGATTGCTGCATTCGGTGGTGCTGGTCTTGCAGGTGCTTTAGGCAAGATACCCAAAGTTGCAATTGGTGTTGCTGCTGCTATCGGTGGTATTGGAATTGCAGTTGGCTCTGTGGCAAGAGTAGGTTCAGGTTTTGAAGATTTAAAAGATTCTTTAGATACTGTATTTGGCAGTATGGCAGCAGGTGATCAGGCGATGGATAAAGTCTTTGAATTTGCACAAACAACACCATTCCAAATAGAAGATGCTACAAAGGCATTTATACAGCTCAAGTCAGCAGGTGTAGAGCCAAGTATGGACATGTTACAAACCTTTGCTGATGTTGCATCAACATCAATTGACCAACTTGGTGCTTTTGAAGCGATGGTAAGGATTGTTCAAAGATCAGCTGCAGGTGGTATGGGTCTTGAAGAAATAAACCAATTAGATGATAGAGGAATACCTGCTACAAAAATACTTACTCAGGCACTAGGTAAATCAAGAGATGAGTTATCTGAGTTTGGTAAAACTGCAGAGGGTGCGGCAGAAATGGTCAGAGTTCTAATTGATGGATTGCAGGAGCAGTTTGGTGGTGCAATGGAATCAAAGATGGATAACCTGTCTACAAAAACATCAAATATGACTATTGCATTCAAACAACTTGCAGATGAAGTTTTTAAATCTGGTCTTGATAATTTTTTAAAAGGTCTTGTAGATCGTCTTACTGATATGGCAAATGCATCAGCTAAACTTGTAAGAGTTATAAGTGGTAATAAAAATGTTAGGGACGTTATTGGAACAGATGCTGAAGGCAAAGATTTTGCACCTTCAGAAGCAATGCGTAGATTAAGAGCAGAAGCTGATGCAGTACAAGCACTTATTGATAGAGGCAGAAGACGTGGTTTAAAAGATGATGGTGCTATACAAGATACACGTTTTAGAAAACTTGAAGAATTAAATAATTTAATAAGAGAAGTTGCTATGGGATTAATTGATACTGGTCCGATAGTGCAACAGGCATTTCAAGTTCCCCAAGAATTTATTGATTTTATGCCACAAATACAAAAACGTCTGGATGGTTTAAAAACTGAAGCTGACCTCCTTAATGCAGAAATGGCTATGTTTAATAAGATATTGGCTAATCCAGAGGTTATGGTAGCTTTAGGTTTGACTGAGGAGAAAATTAAATCAATAACAGATGCTATAAGCAAACAATTAAAAGAAATAGAAGCAGGAGGAGATGGAGCAGGAGGTTCAATAGGTGCTTTAAACCAAGTTGTACAAGAATCAGTGAATGCTTTTTCTACAGATTTTGTAGATGCATTGATGTCAGGACAAGATGCCTTAGAGAGTTTTCAAGATTTTTCAAAGAATTTAGTATCTCAAATAATTTCTACTTTTATGCAATTAGGTGTAATTAATAAAATTTTAAATGCTATTTTTAAAACTGATCTGCCAACAGGAAGTTTCGGTGCAAATGGTTTTGCTTTGGATAAAGCAGGTGGAGGTACAGTTCAGAGAAATACTGCATTCATGGTTGGAGAAAGAGGAGCAGAAATCTTTGTGCCAAATACAGGTGGCACGATTATGAATAACATGAATAGTAGGAATGCTATGGGTGGACAAGCTGTTAATATTTATCAAAACGTCAACTTCTCCACAGGTATTGTGCCAACAGTAAGAGCAGAAGTTATGTCAATGCTTCCTCAAATAGCAGAAGTAACCAAAGGTGCTGTCCAAGAATCTGCTATGAGGGGTGGCTCATTTAGAAGGAGTTTAATCGGTGGCTAAACTAATAACAATGCCAACTACACCTAATTTTGTCAGAAGTAATTTTAGGTTAGTCAGGGCAATAGGTGCTGTAGCATCACCCTATACAGGAAAAATAAGAACCCAAGAATTTGATGGTGTCTTCTGGGAAGCTAGTGTAACTCTTCCACCGATGCGAAGAGATGTAGCTTTGAATTGGCAATCTTTTCTCTTAGAACTAAATGGAAGTGTAAATAATTTTAGATTTGCAGACCCTGATGCCTTAACACCAAGAGGAACATATAATACTGCTTCCCTAATTTCAAAAACAAGAGTAAACGAAACAAACATAGAGTTAGACTTTTCATCTGAAACAAGCACTATAACAGCACCAAGCAACACAACACCTTTTGCTAACTCAGTTCAAGGAGATTTTATTTTTGTTACTGGTTCTTCAAATTCTGCAAATAATGGAACACATAAAATCACTTCAATTACAAATGCATATACAGTAGTTGTTGACCCTGTAGACAGCAATACTTTAACTACTGAACCAGACGTAGCAGGTTGCACAATTAAAGATAATGTCAAAGGCAGTAAAGGTCTTATATTTAATGCTTCTACAAATAGTTCATCTGGCACAATTCTTAAAGGAGATTATTTAGGAATAAGTGCTTCAACAACAGATGCAGCTAGTTCTTATGAGCCAATTCAATATGTAATGGTTACAGAAAATGCGACTGAAACAGATAATGGAGGAAGTGCAAAAAATACTTATAGCGTAAGAACAGAGCCAAAACTAAGATCAGAAATAACAAATAATCATAGAGTTTATTTTAATCCTGCAAAGGGTTTATTTAGATTAGCCGAAAAAGATGTCAGTTGGGATGCAGACCAAATCTCAAACTTTGGTATTACTTTTAATTGTGTTGAGGTTGTTTAGATGGCAAACAGAAAAGGGTTCTCAGGTAAGTTTACAGACTTTATTAATGATGATCACCAATTAGTATTCTTTGCAGTCAAAGCTAACTTTGATAGTGGTGCTGTTAGAGTTTGGTCAGGTGATGGTGATTTATCGGTTGGTGGAGAAACCTATCTAGGAGTTGGGACACTTCTACAGATAAGTGAAACCGAAGATAATTTAGAACTTACATCAACAGGAGTGTCGGTGTCTCTTGCAGGTATGGATGCTAATGTGCTTGATATGGCACTCACGGAAAACTATCAGAACAGACCAATCACAATATTTATGGGATTTCTTTCAGGTGGCACAGATGTTTCTGCAGGAACAGCAACAATCTTCAATGGGCGTATGCAAAGCATGAGTATTAATGATGACCCAAATGGTTCAACTATTAACATAGATGCAGAAAACCGATTGATAGATTTAAGCAGACCATCAAATTTAAGATATACAAAAGAATCACAAAAGTTTATTGATTCATCAGATTCTTGTTTCAACAGAGTTCAAGCGATGGCAGATAGAGAAATTATATGGGGAAGATCATCTACAAATACTGGTGGAGGTTCAGGTGGAAGAGGTACAGGTAATCCACCTCAACATGGAAGAAATAAAATCACTGACTCAGGTAATGCAGCATAATGAGGAAACAAATAGACTGGCAAATCAAATTTGATGACTTTGTAGAAGCCAACATGAACAAACCTTTTGAGTGGGGTAAGTGGGATTGTTGTCTTTTTTCGGATGCTTGTATAAAGGCGATGACAGGTCAATCTTTGATACCTAAGGAATTGCATTGGAATGATAAAGAGAGTGCCTTAGAAACGATTAGAGACTACGGAAACACCTTAAAAAACAGTATAAAGAAGGCATCTAAGCGAAAAGACCTTGAAAAAGTAGATTTGAATTATTTACAAAAAGGGGACTTAATTGTGATGGAACAAGATGGTAATAATGTTTGTGGCATGTTCAATGGTGCAAAGACATTAGGTGTTAATGAAGAAGGTATCGTTGTTCTTAAAGATTTCAAAATAATAGAAGCATGGAGAATTAATTGAAGCACGTTAAGAATGCAGCTAAGATTTTTGCTGTAACTTTCATAGTTTTTGCAACAGGAGGAGCATTAACTAAGGGAGCATTACTTGGAATAAAAGAATTCACTGCAAAAGCACTTTTCAAAACTGCTGCAAGAATGGCTGCAATGACTGGATTATCAACATTAGTTGGTGGATTAATGTCAAAAAACATGGGTGCTGTTGGTGATAACTTTGGCTCAAAGATTGCAGGAAGAGATGCACAAGCACCAAGACAACTAATCTATGGTCGTTGTAGAGTCGGTGGAACTGTTACACATTTAGAAACTGCAGGAACAGATAATCATAAATTAAGAATGATTATCGTAATAGCAGGACACGAAATAGAATCGCTTGAATCTATACAAATCAATGATGAAACCATAACCTCAGTTGCAGGGACAGGTGCAAACTCTGGATTTAGGGTTGTAACTAATTCTAAATATACAAATACTGATAATGAAAATGATTTTGGCAGTGGTCGTTTGATGAGATTTGTTTTTAAAGATGGTTCACAAACAACAGCAGATTCCACAATTACAAGTAATTCATCTTTAGGTGCTAATGATAAATTTATAGATTGTGCTTATCTTTTTGTTGAGATGGTATTTGACTCTGAAGCATTTGGTGGTGGTATACCACCTTTCTCATTCATAGTTAAAGGTAAAAAAGTTTTTGACCCAAGAGATTCAAACCAAACATTTGGAAACCCTGCAACTCATACTTTTTCTACTAACCCTGCACTCCACGTTTTAGATTATTTAAAAGACACAACTTATGGATTGAAAGCTACAGAAAGCGAACTCAATCTTGAGGGAAGCACAGGAAACGAGTTTCTTGGAAGTTTTAGACAAGCTGCAACTACATGTGATTTACCAGATACTGTAACAACAGCAGTTAATGATGGTGCTGTAAATAATTCAACCACTGTTAATCTTACAAATCAAACAAGTAATCTCAGAATACAAGTTGGTCATACAGTAACAGGAACAAATATAAGTGGCACTGTCAAAGTCGTAAGCAAACTGCTTACAGGTGCAGGAACAAACCAAATCGTTCTAGATACAGCAATAACTATAAATAATTCAACCACACTTTCATTTGGAGAAAGTGCATATACCAGTAATGGATTCTCAAACTTTAGTGCTGATGGTTCTGCCTTGCTTGAGGGCATTCTTAGTTCAATGGCAGGAAAGATCACTTATGTGAATGGTAAGTTCTGCATTTTTGCAGGTGCATCTGGCAGTGCTGATTTGACCATCACAGACGAAAATTTACTAGAGCCAATACAAGTAATTACAAAACCAAATACAGGAGAATGTTATAACACAGTTAAAGCAATATTCCCTGATGCTAATGCTGACTTTGTTGCCACCGATACTCCTGTTTTAACAGCTACAAATCCAAGCACGAGTGCGACATATCTAAGTGAAGATACACCTTCTGGTGAAAGCCAAGCAAACTATAGAAAAGAATTAGAATTGCAGTTGCCATTTACTGAAACCTCAACAATGGCACAAAGAATAGCTAGAACTCAACTGTTACATTCAAGACAAGATACGACAATTAGTATGCTATGTAATGTAAATTTTTTACAGCTTCAACCTTTTGATTATGTAAAAGTTACTAATGAACGATTAGGATTTACTAACAAAAACTTTGAAGTAATTAGTATGGCACTTGAAATCGTTGAAACAGATGGTGTCCCAATTGCTGCAACTAGATTAGATTTAAAAGAGATAGATAATGCAGTTTGGACGTTTGCTCAATCAGATTATATTAATCCATTACCTGATACAGATTTAAGTGGTGTTTCGTCTGGAAGTTTTAGTGTTCCTGCTCCAACAAGTCCTGCAGTTACCCTTGATAAAGTAAATACAGGATATGATCTAAATGTAACGTGGAGTAGTGCTGTTGATGATAATGTGCAAGGGACAGAAATACTATATGGAACATCATCTGGAACTTATGACTCTTCTGTTTTAGCAGGAAAAGGTTCAAACAAAGAAATCATAAATAATGTCAAACCAGATACAACTTATTTTATTGTCCTTAGACATTTCAGTTCTAACAATGTTTTTAGTGATAAAACATCAGAAATATCCATAGCCACAGGAGGTGCTGATACACCTGCTACTATTTCAGATTTATCAAGAGTTCAAGATAAGCCATTTCACATAGGTCTTTCATGGACTAACCCCAACGCTTCGGACTTGCGAGAAATACGCATACATAGAGCCACAAGCTCTTTTACAACAGGTCAAGCAACTAATAGTAATCTTGTAAGAACAATTGCTGCAGCACCTAATGTAGTTCAACAAGCAAGTTTTGGAGTTGAAGATGGATTGACTGCAGGAACAACATATTATTTTAGAGTTGTACCAGTTTCATACTTCAACAAGGTTGGAACTGCATCCAATGAAGTAAATGGTTCATTTGCAAAAGTGGCAGGTACAGATATTCAAACTGATACTAGAATTGTTGCAGGAACACATCCAAACGTAGGTGTTCTTGATGGTTCTCATAACTCTTTAAGGATTTATGCAGGTAATCTAGATACACCAACTTCAGCACCTTTTCAAGTTACACAAACAGGTCTTTTAACAGCAGAAAATGCAACGATATCTGGAACTGTTAAAACTGGTCAAGAAATAAATGTCGGAGCAGGAACAAGAACTGTAAATATTTCTGGAAGTACAGGTTCACAAACAATCCTTACAGCAGGAAGTGCCACCCTTACTGATGCACCATTTAGGGTTCTTTCAGATGGTACTGTTGAACTTTCAAAGGTAAATATATTTACAACTGACGGTGGTCAGGTATTTGATTCTGTAACAGGTTTTACAGGATTAGGTGTAACGAATATTGCACAAGGATTAGGAACTTCCACAAGCGACTATACTAGGATTATATCCAGTACTGATGTGCAGAAAATTACCCTTACTAATTCAGATACAAGTACCAGTCAAGATCACACCATAGTTGTCAAAGCAAGATTTAATGGAGTTTTAAAAGGTTATACCTCTAGTGGTTCTATCAATACAGCTATTGCAGAAATACCAAACAAAATACAAATGAAGTTAATGCAATCAACTGAAAACTCTCAAAGTAGTGGAACGCAAACAGAACTTGCAGCATTAGGTGGCTCTTTTACAACAGGAGCATCTAGGGTAACTTCTATAACAAACGCATCACAACAATTCTTAATACAAACTTTCTCTGAGAGTGATAATTTCTTTACCACTAATGAAGCATTTACAGTTTCAGGTCAGGGTTTAATAAATTCATCTGGATTGTTTGAAATCTCTAGTGGTAATCTTACTTTAACTGTACCTGCAGGTTCTTCCTCAAAAGACTTTTTCTTTTACATTGTGATAGATGGAGCAGTAGATAGTTCTAATGCAACAGCACAAGCAGTATTAGCAAGACCAAGAACCATTAATATTACAGGTGAGAGTTTCTTTGTAGATTCAACAACAGGAGCAGGTTCAGATTCATCTGTTGGTGATATCACAGCAGTTAATGCAGGTACTAATCTTAATGGTGGTGGAACTTCTGGAAGTGTTACGCTTAATTTAGATACTGCTCTTACAGGTTTAACAGACCTTGATTTAACTTCTGGTGCTAAAACTATATTTGATGGTGTTGGTGCAAATAACCTTACTATCGGAGCATCAGATACTAATGTTGTCATTGCAGGAAATCTGGATGTACAAGGCACAACCACAACGATTGATACCACAAACTTAGATGTAAAAGACAAAAACATAACCCTAAACTTCTCAACAGGTGATTCTTCTGCAAATGCAAATGGAGCAGGTATCACTATTCAAGATGCAGTAAATGCTTCAACAGATGCGACTATTCTTTGGAATAACACAGATGATCGGTTTGCTTTTTCACATAGTATTATTTTGCCAGATGATGAAAAATTACAATTTGGTGCAAGTAACGATTTGCAGATATTTCATCAAACAAGTAATGGTAATTCAATTATAAAAGAATCAGGTGGTGGCATCCTAAGTATTCAAACTAATGGTGCAGAAGTATCTATATTTGATATTGCAAATTCACAAAATATGGCAAGATTTATAACAGGTGCTGATGTTAGATTATTTCATAATGGTTCAGTAAAACTAGCCACAACAAGTTCAGGGGTAGATATTACAGGAACACTTACAGCAACTACACTAGCAGGAACTTTATCAACAGCAGCACAACCAAACATAACAAGTGTTGGAACTCTTACAACCCTTACAGTAGATGATATAACTATTAATGGTTCTACCATTTCAGATAGTGGTGATTTTACTTTAGATGTTGGTGGTGACATTACTTTAGATGCAGCAGGTAATGACATTATATTTAAGTTTGATGGTGACGAAAGGGGAAGGTTAACCAATAATAGTGGAGATATAATTGTAGATGCGACTGGTAACATAACTCTTGATGCAGAAGATAATGGTGAAATAAGACTTAAAGATGGTGGCACACAATATGGTGCTTTAAAGATTGATAGCAGTCGCTTCAAAATACAATCTATGGTAAATGATGCAGATATGTTGTTTGCAGGTTTTGATAATGGAGCAGAAATAACAGCTCTTTTCTTTGATATGTCTAATGCAGGTGCAGCTAACTTTAATGCAGGTATTTCAATAGGTGGAACTGAAGTTATAACAGCTTCAAGAGACCTAACAAACATATCTAATTTTTCAACAGATGCACTTACTGCTACAGGCAATATAACAAGTCAACAGTTTTTAACTGCTGATGGCACTAACACAATGTCAATGTTCCATAGTAGTAATAATTTCCTTATGAAAAGACTTGATAACGATGGTCAGATTCAGTTTATGAATAACGATAGTACAACGCCTTTTGTATTTGATATGACTACAGGTTCACCTGTTTTTACTACTACAGGAACTATATCTAGTGGTGCAATTACAAGTAGTGGGACTATCTCTGGTAGTGAAATTACTTTTGATAGTGGCACAAAAATTGTTGGCGACCACGCTGTTGATGGCTTACAGATAAGAACGCAAAATACTGACGCTATAGTATTTAAAACAAATGGTAATAACAAAAGATTTAGAATAGATGGCTCAGGTAACTTTCAAGTAGCAACAACCACAGTTATAGATAGCTCAAGAAATCTTGTAAACATAGGAACTATCTCTAGTGGTGCAATAACTGCAAGTGGTGATTCTGCTGTTGGTGGAAGTACAAATATAAGTATGTCAGCAGCTAGTGCA